TATCTAGCTGTGAATGTTTCTTGAGCATTGTCAAATGTAACGCCAGAACCTTCTGGTTTAATTTGAGCATTTGCGAAACCTGATAACATTACTTCTTCTTCAAAAGCTCTGTCAGATGTTTCTGTGTCAAAAATTTCAGCATGCTGATTTTCATAACGTTTGTACTCCAGGCCGAATAAAGCATTCAATCCTGGTTCTAGTTCTTTAACTAGCTGTCCTCTTGATATAGCCATATTCTTATACTCCTGTTGTAGTTGTCAACTGATGTTCATTAATTCTCACTACCCACACAACGTGTGATTGAGTAATTAAATTGTCACCAGTATCTTTTGTTGAACCAAGTATCTGAAGTTGAGCTGAATTAGTGCTTAAAGTAGCATCATTCAATCTGCTTCTTGATACAAAGTTTGCTGAGCTTCCAGCTAAGTAAGTGATGTCCGCATTATTGAAGACATCTGTTGCAGCTGAAGCACCAGTGTTATTTGTTCTTATTTCAAAACGTTCATAAGGATCGTCACTTACGAATGCAACGATATCAGTCGCTGCAACGTTAGGAACGTAATTTAGGAACGTTGGTTTTTTAGTAGTTGGGTCAGTATAGAATGCACCGTTTAGTGAACCTAACAATTTATCACCCGCCGCTGCAACTGCTATAGTTCCAGTGTCCGCTGCTTTAATAGCGTCATTGAAATATATAATAGTTGGGCTCGTTGCTACATTGTATTCACTTAAACCGCCGGCATCTCTATTTTGACCAACTTTTCCAATAGGTCTTATTCCAAAACCTACTGATGATCTATTAGCCATAGTTTTTTCCTTGTTTAAGTTTGTTTAATCGTTGGTATTACCAAAAAATTATTTTTTGTTTGTACCACCGAAAGTTACACGAGTCTGCCTATCACTATTGATCGGCATACTTTTGTGTTGATCCTTATAAAGATCGTTTTCAATTGCTTCTTCGCGAGCTTCTATTTGTTTTCTAAAATAAGCTTCTCGAGATTTTGCGATCTCTTCCGGTATCCTTGCCAACACAAGGCCACCAACTCCGATCACTCCTGCGTATTTGCCGTCTTTAACACTTGGATATTCTGAGTTTGGATATTCGTCAGCTCTCACTAACTCCCATCCTGATCTCAATTTTCCTGACATGTTTTTAGTGTCGTCAAACCCTAAAACTTCAGTTCTTATCCAACGATGTCTAAAGCCTGCTGGCGCGGGCGGTGCATCTAAAGATGATGGTGGAGTCCAAGTTGTAGGTCTCTTTTCAGCAGTCCTAGTTTGGCTCGCACGTGGGGTCTTAATTTTTTCGTTTGTCATATGCCTATACCTCCTTCGTGATATTTAATTGTTTCGCATATTCTTCCAATGGCACTCCTAATTTTTTAGCGATAGCAACTTGAGAAGGTGTGAGTCTCACAGTTTTGCGACCAGGTTTTGTACTTCGCTTCGCTGAAGCTACTACTTGTACTGGTTTGGTCGATTCCGTTGTTGCAATCTTATCAAATTTATGTGGAAGTTCAAGTCTTATTCTCTTGTCAATTTCCGCATAATATTCGTCGCTAGAAGCATCAAATCCTTCTTCATCTACAAGCTTTTTGTGTATATCAAAGGCTGTATAAGTCATAACAGCATCTGAACCAAACCATCTATTTTTAGATCCCCAAGATTCTGCTTTTGGATCTGGTCTAAGAGTTTGTTCATTTGATCTGTTAAGATTAATGTTAGGTATTTGAACTTCTTTTTGTTGTTTTGACATATTTTCATATGCCGATTTTGTTTCTGATAGTCTAGCTTCCTCATAACCAAGTCTAGCTATTTCTTTAGAAGCTTCTACTTCAGCAACTATATCTTGAGCTTCTCTTGCTGCTGCAAGTTTGGCTTGTGCTGCTTGTACTCCAGAAGAAATTCTTGCTTCTCTATCTTTAAGAGATACATTTTCTAATGTACTAAATCTTTTAGTTAAAGCTTCTTTTTCTGCTTTAACAGATTGAGCATACGTTAAAGCTTCTTCTCTTTGACGTTCTGCTTCTCTCATTTTTTTAGTTAGTTTAGCAATTCTTCTTTGCACACTTTCACTATAATCTTCTAATTCGTCTTTCTTAACGTCTTCCCTGTCACTTGCTTCCTGTTTCTGGTCGCTGGCTTCTTGCTTCAGGTCGCTGGCCTTAGGTTCTTCTTTTACTTCTCTAACAGTTTCTTCTTTTACTTCAAACTCAGGTTCTGGTGTAGAATCATCTTTTATTTCTACATCCATTTCTGGTCCTGAAGTATCTATGTCAACTGTCTTTGCATTTTTATCTTCTGGCATAGTTTTCTCCTATGGTTAAATATAGTGAAGTACATCTTCAGGATTTTTAATTGTCCCTAAGACTTCATCGTCATTTAATATACGAACTTCACCGCCTTCGATTGGTAAACGTGACCCCGCGTAGCGCGCGAAGATCACCCAATCTTTTTCTTTGCACCAAGGGCCCGTTGGATATTTTTCTTTATCCAAATAAGCTAATGGTCCAATCTTTAAAACATAACCGCAATTAGTTGCGATTCGTGCTTTGTCTAAAGATTCCTGTGATATAATTAATCCACCAGATGTTTTATCTTTTGGTGTAAATGGTAATACTAATAATCTCCAACCACTTGGTGTTGGTAAACTATCAATTAAAGATTCAGTAACATTTTCTGCTCTGATTGTTTTATCTTCAACTTTTTTATCTTCTTCTTTATACTTTTCTTCAAGACCTAGGTTTATCTTTGGTACTTCCTTTTCCGAGGTCGATAACGTTTCCTTTATCATCTTCTTTAGCTCCTTTGCTTAGCAGGTTAGAGATTTCCTGAATTACTGATTGATAGGCATTTGCCTGTCCTTGCATATACTTGTATTTCTCCATACTGTCAACTGTTCCTGATATCATAGCATCCCCAATGTTTTGATAGGAATCTTTGATAAATTTCTGCAGTTTAGTTACGAATGTTACAGCGTCCATAGTCTTTCTCCTGTTGGTTATATTAACAATTCCACTTTCTAAGTGACTTATTAATTCTTGAATTAGGGTCTCTTGCAGTTTTTGCAGAGGTTAATTTACTTTTCATTCCAGACATTCTGGCACAAAAAGACTTCCTTCTATTAGCAGATTTTGAACCTTTTTTCAACTTACTAGGTTTTGTTGTTACAGCCATTGATAATTTAGAACCAGGATTTGCAGCTCTATAAGATGCTATACCTTTTTTATTTAATCCACCTGATTCAGATTTACCTTCTTTGCGTTGCCATGCAGGAGTTGATCCTTTTGCAAGCATTGCTCTACCGTGTCCTCTTAATGAAATATCTCCCATTATTTTTTTTTCCTTTTCTTACCAATAGCTACACAATTTGGAACTGATTTATTTCCTTTTTTCTTAAATCCTTTTTGTTCATATCCTCTCCAACATGTTCCTCTTGGCATTAAATGTATCTCATAGTTGTCATATTTATAATACCACCATTGGCAGCTTTTTTTCTTTTTGCAAATGTTGCAACATTAGTTGGTTTTGGTCCAGTATTACCTGCTGCTCTTTTTCTTGCAACTGCTGATCTTTTTTGACCTTCTGACATTGATCTAGCTTTAGCAAGCGGTACACATTTTGGATAACCTTTTCTTTTCTCTCCTTTAGATCTTCCGCAAGGAGCATATGAACCATCTTTGCGTTTAGCGCCGATGTCTACCCATTTTTCTTGAACCCATTTACGTAAGCCCATGTTAATATTTTTTTGTAACTTTTCTTCTTTTTTCTAATACTGCACCACAACCTTTAGCAACGCCACCTTGTTTATAATTAGATACCATTTTTCTTTGTTGTGAAACGCTTCCTCCACCCATTTTCTTTTTACGTCCACCTGGAACTACTTTACCAGAACATACTGCGCTCGCGTACATGTTCGCGTACGCGCTTGGATACACATCGAATTTTGCTTTTGCTGCTGCTTTTCCTCTTGGACAAAGTTTACCCATTATTTTTTCTTCTTTGACATTCCAGCTTCTGAAAGAGCTATTGCTATTGCTTGTTTTCTAGATTTTACAACAGGTCCTTTTTTACCAGAATGTAATTTTCCTTTTCCAAACTCTCTCATAACTTTTCCAACTTTAGCTTGACCACCTTTTTTCATTTCCTTAGGTTTTTTATCTTTGTCTCCTACAATAATAAGAATACCTTTTTTTACTGATCCACCTTTATTAACTTTAACCATTTTACCGGATTTAGTTTCTTTAAAACCTTTTTTTTCAAGTCGAGTTTCTTTAGCTTCTTCGGCCATTGATTCCATACCTTCATGTTTTTCAGACATGTCTTTAGCTCGGCCACCTTTTTTTAAAAGTGCTCTGCCTTGTCCTCTAAGTGCAATATCACCCATTATTTTTTACCTTTTTTAACTATACCACCTTTTTTCTTAATGACACCTCTACCTTTTAATACATCTTTAAAAGTTACTTTTCCATCACCAGTTAAATCAGGAAATGCTTTACCACCTTTTTTTAATTTTGCTCTTGGTCTTATACTATAATCGTTTCTCATTTTATATCCTATCCGTTTTCTTGTTGTTTATTCGCAGCTGGTTTGTTGGCTATTGTTCTAGCAACTGATTCCGCACTGCGTCCCACGACGTAACCGCCCAAACCTATCTGGAGAAGACCCCAAACATCGCCAGGCAATTCAAAGGAGATAACAGCTCCTGTGAATATTTTTACAACTGGTCCTAGAATATAATTCCAGACCAAAATAAATATCAATACATACATTAACAAGGGCCTCCAGCTCGATGCGAACCAACCCGCTTTGGCCTCTGCCTCAATAATTTTTGCTGCAGCTTGTAACTCTTGTGTATTAGACTGTAGTAATTGTGTTTGTAATTGTGATTTTAATTTTTCTTGAAGATCTTTATCAGGAACTGATTTTTCAATTGTGTTAAATAAGATTTTTGCGAGAGGTGCTACAGCTCCTAACATTTGAATCATATCTTAATACCACTTAGCTGATCTTTTTTTCTCTGGAAGAATATTTCCTTGACTTTGAACTACTTCAACTTGAGTTTCTGCTGGATTTGACATTTCAACATCAACTCCACCAAGCAAATTTCCTTGTTTGTCAGTAAATTTACTAAAATTTACTTCTTTAGATTTACCAATTTTTGTATTTTTCTTTTTCATATCTATTTATACCTCTTTTTTGTTAATTTGGAAATCTATTTTTAAGTTTAGCAGATAAAACAGTTTTTTCTAGTGAAGTGTTAGCTCTTAATTTAGCTAAATCTTCATTTTGTTGTAGTTTTTGACTATCTGTAGACTGATTCATCATTGCTTTCATCTTATCTAGATTGATTCTTTCATTACTCTCTCGTCTTTTTCTATCATTTTCTTGAGCTTGAAGATCTAATTCTCTAGATTTAAGTTTAGCAATAGGATCATTATCAAATTGTGATGTAATTTTGTTTTCTTCATTCATAAATTCTTCCATCATCTCAGCAATCAACACTGCTTTTCTAGATTCAATTTTTTCTGTTAGCATTCTAACTTGAATTTGCATTTGTGGATTTTGTGCTGCTTGTGGGTTTTGTTGCATCTGTTGTAATTGACCCATCTCTTGTCTAAATTCTATTTCAACTTGTTCTTGTGACATTAAAGAAATATGTTCAAAACAATTTTTCTCTAGAGATGCCATAATCACAGGTGCATTTCTTGCCATATTAGTTGCCATAAAATTTAAGTGTGCAGTTATATGTGCTCTATGGTCTTGTCCTGGAAACGCTTGGAATGGTTTCCCTGCAAGAGCATCAATGTGTTCTAAAGCAGGGTCCTTTGGTGTGGGTTGATCTGGTTTCATTAAAATTCTATCAATATCTTTTACACCTAGTGCTGAATACATTGTTCTGTAAACTTCATACATATTGTGAATTTGTGGATTTGCCATTGCAAGTTGTAATTCAGTTTGTGCTAAACCAATTCTTTGTGTTTGTGAAAATATATTTGGATCTGCAACTGGAATAATATCTACTTTATCATCAAAATCCGCTTGTTTAATTTGTCTTTGACCCCCTACAACATCATAAGGATATTCTGGTGGTAAATATAATTTAAATACATTTGCAAGTAATTTAAATTCTTGTTTCATCGCTGCATATATTCTTTTATGAATTGCAGACATTACACGTGAACCTCTTTCTAGCAAGGCCACGGTCGTACCCACTGCTGCTTGCTGATTCCCATCCCCTACTTGCATGTCCGCTATCGAAGCAAAGCGCTGACCTGCTTGAACTACGACCCCCATTAATGCTAATAAAGTTTGTGAAGGTTCTTTGTATGGTAAAGTCATAAATGCATCTCTTAAATTTCCACCTGGCGCATCTACATCTCTCCATTCACCTGGTTGAATTGATTGTGCATCATCTCTAATTCTAATTCCTCTTTGTTTAAATCCTGCTGGTAAATTAGATAAAGTTCCGGCATCTAATAACTGTCTTAATGCTGATGTTGCAGTTCTTGATAAACCACCAATCATTTGAATTAAACCAAATCCATAAAATCCAAATCCTGGTAAAAATTTAAAGTGTACAAAATAATTAACTTTTTTCTTTAATAAATCATTTTGTAAATAATTACGTCTAATAGATAAAACTTCTCTTGATCCTTCTTCAATTGTTACAATGTAGGGAAGTTTAATTCCTGTGGGCTCACCAGTTTGTGGATTAATATCTTCAAATCCTTCTAGATCTAAATTAACATGACATTCTAATAAAGTAAAAATATCTTCATTATAACTACCTTTTGTAAGTCCTTCTAATTGTCTCTCTTTGTCTTTAACATCATTAGTTTCTGTTACTCCATCATCTGATGGTAATAATTCTATGTCTCTATAAAAACCTGCAACTTGTTGTTTTCTTAATTCATTTGCAGAAATTTTAATTACATGAATAACTGCTTCTGCATCATCCAAAGATGTTGCTGAATAAGGAACAACTAAATCTTCTGCTGAAACAAATTTTGATACTGCTCTTCCTAATGTTTCATCATAATAAACTTTTTTAAATGTTGAACCCGATAATGGTAAATAAAATAACATTTGATCAAACTCTGGTTCATACTCTTGCATGATATCCATAACTTGATAATTCATAAATTCTGCAACTCGATCTGCTTGAGCTTGAATTTCTGGTAAGTCTAATCCAATAACTTGAGTTCGTACGGGCCCGCCCGCAGGAAGTAATTCTTTATATGCTAATGCTTGAAACTGGGTTACAGCTTCTGCTAATACTGGATGAGTTGCACCACTTGCTCCTTGAAATGGTTCTGTTCTTTGTTCATATTTAAATCCTAATAAATCTAAGCCTTGAGTATATGCCTGTTCCCAGTCTCTTCTTGAATTTTTATAATCTTCAAAATTTTGATATAGTTCTGAACCAAGTAAATTTAAATCATTTTCATCTATAACCTCTGCTAAGTTAGAATCAAATTGTGTTGCACCTAATGCAGTTTTTTTTGGATCAAAATCTACGTCTACACTACCATCTTCGTTTTCTATAACTTCAGTTGGTCCCGCAGGAGTTTCTTCAACAGATTGTGCAATCTGTTCTACTTCTAATTCTCCGGGTGTTAATTGATCAGCTACGTTTGGTAGCGACTTGTCTATTTCTGCCATTTATTGTTTTCTCCGATTTTATTGTTCTAACAGTATTATAACTAATATTCAAGCCCTGTGGGTTAGGGCCTCGTAATGGTGGTATTGTTCTTGTTAGTTTTTTAATCATCTAACAATCCTTCATCTTTTAATCTATCTATTTCCGTTAGTGCTCTTCCCTCAGCATCATCAAATTCTTTTGCTCCTTTTGTATATCTAGGGGTTTTTGCTTTTGTTGCATATTGCTCAACTTTATCTGAACCACCTAAAACTTCGTCTATATCTTTAACATATACTTGTTCAAAATCAGGAGCGCTATCATAATAAGATCCTGGTTCTGGTCTAGCATCTGCTACAGCAAATTGTCCTTCTTTAGTTTTCGTAC